GCAACCAGGTCAATGAGAACGACCAGGATGAATTGTTTGATGCAGCGGTCAGCCGCTGTGATTTTGAGTTTCTCTATAAGGAATAGAGCAAGGAGTTAATAACATGGCAGAGCAAGGTGGATTTGGCGTCAAGCTGAAGATCACAGTCGGCACCGCGCTGACCGTCGTCGCCGGCGTGCGTGAGGTGGAGTTCCCAGAGTTCGAGAAGATGCTCGCGGATGCCACATCGCACGATTCGAGCGGCGGCTGGCGCGAGATGATCGACACCGGCAAGAAGTCGCTCAACGCGTTCACGGTGACGCTGAACTGGGACAAGGCGCATGCGACACACGCTGCGATGGTCACCGCCTTCGGCAGCGCGACGCCGGTGAACATGTCGATCGAGGACCCGGCCGGCAGCGAGATCATCGCCTTCAGCGCGTTCATCAACAAGATCGGTCGCGTCGCCGAGCAGGAAGAGGTTTACAGCGCCGAGGTCGAGATCACGCCGACCGGCGCGCCGACGATCACGCCGTAAGGGAGGCTGGAGCATGCCACTACTCACACGCGAGCAGATCCTCGCGGCTGACGACCTCAAGCGCGAAACCATCCCCGTGCCGGAGTGGGGCGGGGATGTGATCGTGAAGTCCCTCACCGGCGCAGAGCGCGATGCGTTCGAAGACAGCGTGGTGAAGCAGCGCGGCAAGAGCCGCGAGCTGAACCTGCGCAATGCGCGCGCCCGCCTGGTGTCGCTGTCGCTCATCGACGAGGCCGGCAACCGGCTGTTCACCGATGCGGACGTGGAGCTGCTCGGCAAAAAGAGCGCGGCGGCGCTCGACCGCGTGTTCAGCGCGGCGCAACGGCTGAGCGGGCTGACCGAGAACGACATCGACGAGCTCGCAAAAAACTCAGGGAGCGGCCAGAGCGACAGTTCTACTTCCGACTAGCTCTGGCGCTGGGCTGCACGGTGGAGGAGCTGCTGAGTCGCATCAGCAGCCATGAACTGACCGAGTGGATGGCCTATGACACGATCGAGCCGTTCGGGCATGCGATTGATCATCGCATGATGGCGCAGGTGGTTGCAGCCATCTACAACGTCAACCGCGACCCGAAGAAGGGCAAGCTGCTGGACGCAGACGATTTCATGCTGAAGCGCGTCGAACGGGAAGAGCAGACCGAAAGCGACATCTACGCGCGCTTCCGCACCTGGGCAAAACTACATGGCAACGCTGGCAACACTGGCCGTTAAGCTGATCGGCGACACCTCCGGCTTTTCTGAAAGCATGAGTGGCGCCGCCGGCCAGACCAGGCAATTCGCCGACAAGTTCGAAGGCGAGGCCAGGCGCATCGGCGGCCTGGGCTCGATCATGCAGGGCGCGATGAGCTGGGTCACGGGCAACGTGATCATGAAGGGCATCGACGCCGTGGTCGGCTCGCTCGGCAATCTGAAGAGCGGCATGATCGACGGCAACGCCGAGTTCGAGCGATATACCGTGCAGTTCGGCGTGTTGCTTGGCTCGACCGACGCCGCCAAGGCGCGCCTCGAAGACCTTGCGAAGTTCGGCGCATCCACGCCGTTCGAATTGCCTGAGGTCGTGAAGGCAGACAAGATCATCCAGGGCTTCGGGCTGCACAGCGAGGAGTCGGCGAAGAAATTCGGCTTCACCGGCGAGGAGATCCGCACCATCGCCGGCGACACGGCGAGCGGCGCCGGCACCTCCTTCGAAGAGATGGCCGCGTATATCGGCAAGTTCAGCGCCGGCGCGACCGGCGAGGTGATCAGCCGATTCCAGGAGCTGGGCATCACCACGCGCGAAGAATTGACCAAGCTCGGCCTGGAGTTCGACAAGTCCGGCTCCTTGCTCAGCCCGCTGCCCGAGGCCACGCAGGTCGTGCTGGACCTGATGAAGAAAAAATACGGCGGCATGATGGACGCCCAGAGCGGGACGTTCGAGGGCATGATGTCGAACCTCAACGACTGGGTCGCCGGCACGCTGCGCACCATCGGCCAGCCGATCTTCGAACTGCTGAAGGACAAGCTCGGCGGGGTGCTGGAGTTTCTTGGCTCGCCGGCGGTGCAGGGCGCGATCACCGGCTTCGCCACCACGCTGTCCAACGGCATCGGCGCGGCGATCGCGTTCATCACGCCGATCATCGACCAGGGCATCGCGCTCTTCACGACCTTTGCCGACCAGATCGATTACTTCGTCCGCATGGTGGTCGACGGCTTTGACACCGCCGGCCCCTTTGGCGCGGTCAGCAACGCCGTCTATTTCATCGCTGATGCGCTGGGGCTGGGCGGCGACGAGGCCAGCGCATTTGCCGACAACGTCGGCGCGGTGGCCGAGCAGGTGGGGTCATCCATCAACGACATCATCGCGTTTGTCACGGCGCTTTGGAACAACATCACCGGCGTCTTCAGCGGCTCCAACAGCTTCACCGAGCTCTTCCGCGACTGGTTCGACGCGGAGGCGGTCGGCGGCTTCATCGACGGCCTGATCGGCAACGTGCGCGACCTGGTTGCGTTTGCGCAGGCCAACCTGCCGGCGTTCCTTGCGGCCTTCCAGTCGGTGGTCGGCGAGGTGGTCACGTTCGTGCAGTCGAACTGGCCGACGATCCAGGCGATCATCGAGACCGTGCTCACCAACATCGCGGCGTTCATCGAGTCGCCGCTGAAGCCGGCGCTGGCGTTTGCCTATGAGCTCTTCCAGAAGATCGTGGCCGCGGTGACCGAATACTGGCCGCTCATCACGCCGATCGTGAGCCGGGTGCTGACGGCGATCCAGAACATCGTGCAGGTGGTGCTGCCGATTGTGCGCACAGTGTTTGAAAGCGTCTTCAACGCGCTCAAGCCCATCGTCGAGGGCGCGCTCAACCTGGTGCTCGGTGTGGTGAAGAGCGTGCTGCAGCTGATCAACGGCGACACCGCCGGCGCGCTGCAAACGCTCAAGACCACCTTCGAAACGGTGTTCGGCGAGGTCGTGAAGTTCATCGAGTCATTGCCGGAGAAGTTCGTTTCATTCGGCAGGCAGGTGATTCAGGGCTTCATCGACGGCATGAACCAGATGGGCGAGGCGCTGAAGGCGAAGATCTACGCCCTCATTCCCGAGCCGGTGCGCAAGATCCTGAACATCGCGTCGCCCTCGAAGCTGATGCACTACTTCGGCGAGATGAGCGCGCTGGGCTTCGTGTATGGCTGGGAGGACGTGTTCGACCGGCACCCGCTGATGTATGCGATGAATGCGCCGCAGCCTGCCACGCCCGCTCAGGACGCGCTGCCGAACCGCGGCATGGACCCGAATGAAATCTCCCGCCCGGAGGCGAGCGGCCTGACCGGCAATGCAGCCGGCGGCCCCAACGGGGGCGGCGGGTTGAATGGCGGCGGCACGCGCGTGGAACTGGTGCTGGACGGCCGCGCCCTGGGCAGCGTCCTGCTGGAGCACCTCAACAACGCGACCCAGGTTGACGTGGATCGCTACAGCGCCCCGTGAGCGCGCTTGTGAGGCTAAACCATGGCGGACTATATCGAGATCTCGACCACCGGCAACATCAGCGGCGCGAAGAAATTCCGCGTGCTGCTGTCTGCGGAGATTGTGGACGACGGCTACACGCAGGCCGTCGACTACCAGCCGCAGACGCTCGACGGCAGCCCGATGATCGCGTTCGGGCCGGGGAAGAAGTATTTTCGCTACACGCTGATCTTCCCTTACTCCGGCGCGCCGACGGGCTACGCCAATTACAGCGACGCGCAGGCGCTCTTCACGACCGACACCACCGCCGGCGTGCAGTTCAAGTTCAGGGCGATGAAGGACACGACCGTGTATGACGTGATCAACGCCGCGAAGGGCGCATGGGCGCCGCGGCTGTTGACGAAGGCGAAATACGACGCGGCGGCTGTTTACACCATCCCGATTCAGTTGCACCAGATATAGGCACAAGACATGCGAACCGTTGATGCTGCGATCACCGCCGGCGAGATCTCGCCCGCGCCGGCCTACCGGCACAAGGCCTTCATTTATAACCCGCTGCTGGCCTTTGCCGCGCCGAGTTCGAACGCCGACGGCGCGCTCGACCTGGCCGCGCCGCAGACGTATCGCATGCGCTCGAGCGGCAACGTGGCCTATGCCGCATATCGCCACACCAACGGCACGCACTACCTGCGCGCCGTCGACGTGACGAGCGCGGCCAATGCGTCGCTGGCTGCCGCAAATGCCGTGACGATTGCCAACAGCGGCACGATGGCCGCCCTGCGCAGCGGCTTCAGCATCGAATCCGGCACGCATTACATCTACACGGCCGTGCCGTCCGGCGGCGCGATCCAGGTGCAGCGCGCGTCGCTGTCTGGCACCACCAACCCGCTCACCGCGAGCTTCAGCAACTACGGGCCGACCTTCGGCGGCGCGCTCACCAACACCGCGACCTTCATCCGGCGCGTGGAGGCGGTGTGCCCGTGCGACAACGGGCAGGTGGTCGTCGCCGTCGGCGAGCACGACTTCACCAACAGCCTGTCGACGATCACCTTCTGGTTCCTGCCCACCAACGCTGCCGCGGTGCAGCTCAACGCGATCCTGCACGTGCCGTTCGGCGAGGCGTATTCGTCCTGGTATGGCAACGCCAAACACTGCGCCTTCATCAGCGCGGCCTACGAGTCGGCCACCGACCGCATCATTGTCGTGGCCAACGCAGCCGCAAGCGGCCGGGCGGTGTATTTCACGATCCAGAACGGCGTGGAGTCGAACGTGCGCAGCGTGATTCCGATCGATGCATCGGTGACGACGGTGAACTTCCTGCCGGCGTCGCTCACGAGCATCAACGGCTGGCTGTATTTGACCGGCCGCATGACCCGCAAGCGCACCTCCGGTGCGGCGCTGACCGCCTTCGATGGCTACCTGATCGGCGACGCGTCGGGCATGTTCAGCCTGGGCGAGCGCAGCCATGTCGTGACCACCTCGACATGCAACGGCGCGCTGCTCCTACCCGCCAGCGGCTCGACCGTGTATTACATCGGCAATGGCAACCACACCACCGCCGCGGCCACGCCCTTCCAGAACCCGTCGATCACGGGCACCGAATACACGAGCCGGCTGATCGGCTGGACGCTCGACCAGGGCACGAACGGCGCGGACGGATTCAGCGCCACGCTCGACAACGCCGACGGCGCGCTGTCCACCGACAGCCTGCTCGCCGGCGGACGGGTGCTGCAGCTGCAGTCGGGGCAGGGGAGCACGTTGGCCGACGTGGGCGCATACGGGCTCGACCGGCCGCGCGTGAGCGTTGAGGTGTCAGGCCGCGCCCCGCTGGCCATCTCGGGTCGCTCGCTGGGCGACAAGACGCTGCTCGGCTGGAAGAGCCCGCTCACCTTGCAGCTCATGGCGAGAAGCCGCATCAAGACCGACCTCGCCGATGGCCTTTCGGGGCTGATCCAGAAGACGCCGGAGATGTCGAGCGCGCGCCTCGGCTTCAACTCGACCGGCATGGTGTATCGCGGCCTGAATGAGCCGTGGATCGCGCTGGCCGATGAATATGACCACGGCGACGGCCTGACGCACCTGGTCGTGCAGGCGGACGTGAACGACGCCTATCACCTCTCAACCATCGGCGTGCTGATCGGCGCAAGCGACGAGGGCAGGGGCAACCTGTTCGTGCTGCCGAAGGATGGCACGTGGGGCGACGACGTGCTGACCGGCCCGCAGATGCGCGCGCTCAACCTGGGCAGCATCGACCCGCTCGACCCCGAGAAGGACGACACCGGCTGGAACCTGACGCCGCGCACCAACGGCCTGGTGAAGGCGGCGCCTGCCGGCACCGTGCGCAGCGTGGCGGCGACCGGCTCATATCTCACCACCTCGAGCTTCGCCATGACGCCCGGCACAAAGTATGGCGTGGCGGTGCGCACCGCCGGCCGGCGCGCGCAGCTGTGGACGCGCGTATGGAACCTCGCCCCGGCGTCCTGCGCAGCCAACGCCGGCTACACGCTGCGCAGCGAGTTTGCCTTCGGCTACCAGGCGCGCAAGAGCTACAGCGACACGCCCCGCAGCGGTGTGGCCATCTCCACCGACGTGTGGGGCGATGCGAGCGCGCTGTCGGCGAGCAGCTACGAGGACTTCGAGCAGACGCTGACGCACGCGGTCAACTGGGCGGTGCAGGAAGATTACAACGTCGTCGCAGTCAACTGCAACGGTCAATCCCCGATCGGCGACCGGCTTTCAGTCAACTGCACCTCCACCCCGTCGATGCTGATCGTCGGGCAGTATGTGCGCCTGATCATCCCTGACAACTCTGACCAGATCCTGCGCATCGCCGGGATCACCGGCAACAACGTGCAGTTCACATCGCACTACGGCCTGACTGCCCCCGGCGCGAACGGCACGATCTACACGCTGTCCACCCACAATGTGTGGGGCACCGCCGACTGCGGCAAGCGCAACTATGTCGCGACCGAAGCCGACGAGCTCGGCGACCTGCCCATGCCGATCGACCCGAAGGCGAAGAAGAAAGGGCGCGCCTCGCGCGGGCGCGGGATATTTATCACGGATGACAACACGGCCGGATCCATACGCATGCTGGAGACCGACGGCGTGCGCTTCTACCTGTGGAGCGGCGGCGAGAACGGCACGCGGGTCGGCTGGGACCTGACCAACCCCATCGCCGCCGATGATGACCCGTTCTACGATTCATCCTCCGACCCGAGCGTGTGGCGCGTGGTGATGCACCACGGCTACGTGTTCGACGGCGCGCCGGCATCCAAGGGCCTGCCGTCGATCGGCTACCTCATGGTCGACGATGAGGTGATCCGCTACGCATCGTTCACGTTCTACAAGCGCGGCATGGCCGCGCAGAACACGTGGACGATTGTGCCGGCCTTCTATGCCCCGCTCGCGGCGGCCACCGGGCCGACCTCGACGCTGCGCAACTGGCGCTCGTCGGGCGGCGCGCAGCCAGGCGACGACCTCGGCGACATCCAGACCAACTTCGGCGTCAACCCCGCAGGCTTGATGGTGGAAGTGGTCTCGAAGAACGGCGCGCCCGGCGAAGGCGACAAGCAATACTATGTGGCCAGCGCGACGAAGGTCGGCTCGCCGACGGCCGGCAACACCTCCTACGTCACGCTGACCGAGCCGTATGAGAACAGCGTGCGCGGCCCCGACCCCGACAGCGTGCTCGCCGACGGGACCATCAACCCGGCGCTGGCCAAGACCAAGCTCGAGGGCGATCTGGCGGTGCTGAGCGGGCGCGGACAGTGGGGCACGGCCAAGACCACCCACGAGGCCGACGCGCCGGTGGTGTATTACCCGTGCGACGCGAACGGCGCGCAGGCCACGGTGACGCTCGAGTCCTACCGCTATTTCTCCGGCCTGTATCTGTCGCTGAAGGACGCCATCCAGCGCGTGGCGCGCCTGGCCGGCATGCGCAGCGCTGCCTTTCGCCATGCCTTCTCCACGCCGACGGCGGCGATTACGCAAGCCATCACCACCACGCCTTCCAGCCTGCCGGCGCGCGAGAACCTGAGTGACTTCGTCCTGCGCATGCAGGCCTTCGTGCCGGTGAGCGGCCGGCTGAACGTGTATTTCAGGAGCTATTACCGCCTCACGCTGCAGCACAACGGATCCGGCGGCGTGCTGGTGGGGCTGGCCACCACGAAGACCACCGCGCAGGGCGGGGTGGATGCCGACGGCTCTGGCGATCGCTGGCTGGGGTATCTCACCATTCCCGTTAATGCGTGGATCTCGACGACAGCGACGAAGAACGTTGAGATCACATTGGCCGTGGTCGGCGACGACATCGTGGTCGAGCTGGGCGGCCAGCCGCTCTTCACCTTCGACCTCACGCTCTTCGAGGGCGACACCTGGAACTACAACGTGCAGACGGCCGGCCCGATCCAGGTGGAATACACCGCCACGCAGTCGGGCAACTCTGCGACCTTCGAGCTGCTGGAGCTGTTCGACGAGGCCGGCGACATCGTGATCGAGGAGAGCGCGCGCGGAGAAGGTCGCAGCGCCCGCGCGGTGATCGACAACATCATCGGCGCGCGCCTCGTCCGCAGCCGCGCCACGCAAAGCGGCGGGGTGGAGTTCTCGCAGTTCTGGGCGCGCGACGACCTCGGCGAGCTGCGCAAGAACCTGCTCAGGCACAACTGGGCGAAGGTCGACAAGGCGCGCACCGCGCACCAGAAGGTGACCGGGCTGGACGACGTGGGCGAGGTGCTCGACATGGCGGTGATCGCCGCCGACGGCTACGACTATTCCGGCATTTCCACGGAAATCACCGGCGCGCCCACCGCGTGCCAGGTGGAGAGCCGGCTGCAGCAGCGCGAGAACGGCGAGTTTGCCGAGGAACATGAGCTGGGTGGTTACGGCCGGCTCGCCGCGCAGCCGGAAGACCGGTGCGCGCTTGCCTACGGGCCGGGCGGCGACATCGCCACACAGGCGAGCACGAACATGGTGATCACCGGCGTGCGGCTGGACGCGCAGAACGCCAGCGTCAAGGCAACTTACAAACTTCGGCTTTACAAGGACGTGCCATGAGAGATGCACAAAGTTTTGGCCAGCAGATCGCCCGCGGGCGTGACGCCAAGCGGATTCTGCGCGGCACTGTCTTCGAAGCCGGCAACGGCACCGCCGGCGTGGAACTGCCGGACGGCGTTCGCCTTCGTCGCGTTGCCACCAACGGCGCGCTGAGCGCGGGCGACGTGGTCGACGTGGAGATTGGCGGCAATGGTGCGCGCGTGTTGACCGCCGGCGAGGCGCATGCCGGCAACTCGATCACATCGACTGGTGGATCAGGCGGCGCGCTCACCGGCGCGCCCAGTCCGCATGACCTGCTCGGCGCGCATCACACCCTGCCGACGCTGAGCGCCAACCTCTTTCTCGCATCGCTCTTATCCGGCACCGGCCAGCCGTCCTTCCGCGCCATTGGGCCGCAGGATCTGCCGGGGCAGTTCAACGGCTTCGGCAACCCGTCGGCAACGGTCGGTCTGACGGCGAAAAACGGCACGGCAACGACGGCGATGCGCAGCGATGGCGCGCCGGCGCTGGATGTAGGCATCACGCCGACCTGGACTGGCGCGCACGTCTTCTCGAACACGGTCAACATCAATGAACTGCTTGCGGTAACGAAAACGTCAGAGCAATTGCGCCTGCGCTATAACCCAAGCAACTACGCGGCCTTCACTGTGGACAGCGGCGGCAACCTGACAGTTGCGCCGACGGGTGATTTTTTGTTTGACCCCGTCGGCAACGATATCCTGCCCGTCACCAACTATGACCTGAACCTGGGCAGCCTGTCGAAAAAATACTTGACGCTGCACGCGGCTGAGTTGTGGGTTGAGACGCTCGTGGCGCAGGACACGATAGCGACCATCGGCGGGCGCGTGCTGGTTGCGCCAACAACACAACTCACACGCGACCTGTCATCCAGCGCCGGCAGTGAATCGACGATTACCCAGCGCGGCAGCGCAACGACCGCCAACGGCTCATCATCGTCAACGGCCATTACGTATGTCAACTCAGCAACGACCTACGCGACAAACACAACCAGCATCAATGTCAACGTGCCAGCCGGCACGCAGGAAGGCCATTTCATGCTGGCAGTCGTGAACTTCTGGGGCGATTTGACACTGACTGCACCAGGCGGGTGGACGGAACTGCACACGCAGAAAGTCGTCGCCGGCGGCGGCGAGGCGCGCATTTTCTGGCGCATCGCGTCCTCATCCGAGCCGGCAAGCTACACATGGTCAACATCGTTTGCTGATTATTCGATGGCCTACATCGCCACGTATGCCGGCGTGGATGTGTCCGCGCCGGTGAATGTCAGCGCAATAGAAGCCAACACATCGTCAACCAGCGCGGCGCAGACTGCCGTCACGACCACCGCCGCGAATGCGATGGTGCTGTATGTGTTGAGTGTGGACGACGGCCCAAGCGCGCCGACGACATCACTCACCACCACGCCGCCAAGCGGCATGACGGAGCGCATCGACTTTGCAAGCGGCTGGAAGTGCGTTTATCTGGCCGAGGTGTTGCAAGCCAGCGCCGGGACAACAGGCACGAAGACCGCGACACTCTCAAGCGCGTTCAGGACGGTGACGGCGCTCGTTGCGCTCAAGCCGGCCAGCAACACGACGCAAGCCAGCGTGACGAAGCCAACCGGCGTCACCACTGGCGATGTGTTGATTTTTGCCGCAGCCGTCGGCGGTTCATCCGCGCGTCTCATAACGCCCGACGGTTTGACACTAGCCGCAAGCGCGTCCAGCGCAACCGGCGCGGTGTATTGGTATTACAAAATCGCGGGGGGCAGCGAGCCGGCAAACTATGCGTTCTCACTGGACACGACAAATGACCTTGTGTTGTCGTGCGTGGCGTATTACAACGTTGATACATCCTCACCCATAGAAGCGCAATTTGCAACGTCTGGTCAATCCAGCACGAGCATGACGGCGGCAGGCATTTCTTCCGCGTCAACGACAGCGCGGCTCATCTTCACTGGTGCGGCGCTCGGATCTGGCGCCGGCAGCATCACGGCCACCGCGCCGTCGGGCATGACTGAACTAGTGGACGCCGGCACAGGCACAGTCCGCATTTACTACGCGCATCAGGCCCTATCCGCAGCCGGCTTGACGGGCGACAAAACAGCCACGCTGTCAAGCGCAAAGCCTTCCATCGTCGGGCTGTTTGCACTCAAGCCGGCCACGACGGGCGGCGGCGGGCAGACCATCTACGTCAAGCACAATCAAATGCAAGCCGGCGACATTGTGTATATGCAAGCGAACGGGAAAGTTGAATGGATGGCGATTACATCCGCGCCAACGACCGTCACAGCCGGCGCTGAGTATTCCTACACCGTGACGCGCAACCTCGACGGCACAGGCGCGAACACATGGAACGCCGGCGATGCGATTGCAAACACGGGCACGAGAGACAGCGGCTTCATCGATCTTTACTCGCTCGAAAGCGTGAAAGGCATCCCACTGGATCATATCTACGTCTATAACGGCTCGGCGTTCGGCGCGAACATGGCGCAGGAATCATCATTCGCCTTTCGTGGCACCTCGCCGGCGTCAGGCACGATTACATACTACGGTGTTGAAAGCGCGCCGTTCAGCGCGTTCTACCACTATCTGCAAACACCGGAATCCCACACGGGCGGCAACAGCGTGGTGGAATACTGGAATGGTTCAGCGTGGGCAACTGTGCCAGGATTGGTGAACACCGGCAACGCATCGTATAGCGTGGCCGGCTTAACGGGACGCACCTGGAATCCAGCAGCGCTTACAGGGTGGGCAAAAACAACGATCAACGGCGTGAGCGCGTATTGGATACGTGATCGCATTACTGCCGGCACATGGACGCGAGCTGGCCTGCAGGGGCAACGGCGCGTGTATCGGGATAAGAACACGTGGGGGCCGACGATTGCCGGCATGGTGCGCAACTCATCAACGTTCAACGACATCAGGGAGCGTTGGGCGATTGGCAACCTCAACGGCCTGTATGACTACGGCGCAAACACCTACGGTGCGGCGTTTGGCAATCCGTTGACATCGTGGCTGGGCATCGACGCGACGAACGGCGTGCGCGTCATGAACGGCTCTAACGTGCTGGGACGGTGGGATACATCAGGCAACATCACAATCGGCAACTCAACCGCAGCGCATACGTATATCAGCGCTGGCGTGATGAAGATGCGCAACGGCGCGAGTGATGTCATCACGCTTTCATCCGGCGCAAATGCCTACGGCGAAATTGCGACATTTGACGGCGTGATAGGTGTTTCTGCAAACGGCGCATTTCAAGCCGGATATGGCAAAGTCGTGTTAGATGACACAGGCTATAGCCAATATGCTAGCTACTTTGACACAGCGGCAGTAGTAACCCCGGGCGATACCATTGGCGTGCCAAGTGTGACACGGGAGCTAATCAGCCTTAAAACGCTGGATGGCGTCAACGCAGAACGCACGACTGCCCGCGTTTACTCACGGCTTGCATTTGCCGCTGGCACAAATGGATTGGGCTTGTATGGCAACACGAACATTCCTGCCCGGTCCGTAACGGTTATCGAAGCGCTCAAGCCAAACTACTATCACGATTTGGTGTTGCTTGGCACAGAAATGACCGGCACGACAAGCGAAGTGCATTTAATTGCGGATGATGTGTATGTCAAGGGGCGGCTCAATGTTACAAACGGTTTCCCTTCCGGCATCAAAGTGCCGCGCTCGTCCGGCACGTCAATCTTTGCCCTTGACGCATCTGGCACAGGCAGCACGTTCACGCTCGCCAACAACGCCACGCTGAACTTGTTTGGTTCGACTGCCGCAGTGGGTTTGATACTTATCTCCAACAACTCGACGGGCGGCACGGCATTGGTGCTGGCTAATTTCTTTGCGACTCAAATCATTTTTGACCCGTCAAACACATTTAGCGCGGCTGCTGGCACTGCCAACAAAAACAATGTCTATAAGACAACCATAGGCAACCCGGTGGTTGTTGAAAATAAAACGGGGAGCAGTTCACAGTATTCAGTGATGGCACTCAGGCTTGCCTGACCATGACGAAATATGATAGTCACTGCCATTTTGACCCTGACGCTTCTAATCGGCGCGCCTGACGATCTCGTCCAGGTCTTCGCGCCAACGCAGGGCGTATCAATCACCATCGCGCCGCGTGACGGCTGCGTGCAGGTGGATGCGTTTTGGATTCAGTGTTGGGCATCCGCCGCCGATGACATGCCGGTGCAGTTGCGCTACACCTGCCCGACTAAAAACGCCGTGCTGGTGATCAAACAAGAAGCCGACGCCTACCTGCTGGAACTGGCGTGCCGGTGGAAGGTATTCGCGCCGCTTGTGCATGAGGAAAGGAACATCAAATGAGCAATGGATTAACCGAACAACAGATACAACAGCACATCGATCAACTCGAACAACAGCACGAAAGCACTCTTCTGCAACTAGGGCGAATTCAGGGTGCGCTGGCCGTCTACAAGGCGATGCTGATAAGGCCGCCTGCGCAAACTGCCCCGCCGGAAGAGCCCCCAAAAGAAGACGCCCCGGCCGCCGGGTAGGACGCCGGCAGTAGGGCAGGGGCATTTCCGCGGAAATGAAACGCGCCGGCGAACGAGCCCAGGGGGATAGGGGCACGCTCGCCGGCGCAGGTGCAGTATACAAAATGACCACCGGTCTCTCGGTGGTCATATGACTCAGACGGAAGCGACGGGCGTCAAG